CACAGCTTGCAGGTCACGGCTTGGCCTCGAGCGCGGTCTCTACCGTCCCGGACGTGCCGACACAGCGAGAGTCGATCACCATCTCGGAGACGATGGACGACGTCTCTCCAGGGCAAGCGCATCGAGACGGGCATCAGCGACCCGCCATGGCGGCCAGTTCGACGCGTCCGCCTACGTCCCTCACGAGGCGACGCGCCTCCTCTTCGCTACCGGCCGCCCCGAGCCAGAACCCTGGATCTCGGCGGTCGACGATCGGCCAAACCAGCGTACCCGTCTCGGTGGTTGGCGCACCCGCGACGAGCTCGGCAGACGGGTCACGGATCCGCCGCCGTATCTCCTCGGACAGTCGACGGGATGCGGTCCCTGCCTCTTGGGCCGTGACGACGCGGACAGGCTCCTGGTCGCTCATCGTCACCTCCTCGGCTGATACTCGACGTGGAGGTGAGTATCTTCAAGCACGACGTCGAAGTCCTCGCCGAGATTCTCCTTTGCGGCAGTGGCAACAAGCTCGGCAGAGTACTCGTCGAGATCCCTGGTCCTGAAGTCGAGTGCGGCTCCTGCGTAGTGGAGCGAGGTAGTCGAATGCCTCGAGTCCGAGCCGGAGGTGATGACGCAGTCGGCACCGATCGCGGTGAAGCACCCGGCAACGACGAGCGAAGCCACGGCCATCTGTGGCTGCAGAGACGCGAGCTTGACGCCAGGTTTCAGTTTCATCATGGCGCACCCCACGCCGAGGTATCCCCAGACTCGAAGCCGTCGGCAAACACCAGCGACGGATCCGGCGGCGGAGCGAGCAGCTGGTGAGAGTCCAGAATGCTGAAACCTGCCCGGTAAAGGACGTCCCCTGGGCCGAGTCGGCCACCGCGCGGCGCGAAGGCGTTGAAGCCTGGACCTCCTTGAGGGGGAGCCCCGCAGTCCTCGTAGTACCAGCCCCAGTAGCCTTCGGGGTGGCCCTGGGGAGTCAGCTCGACCAGGGCGGCCGGGTCGCTGGCGTCGTAGAGGTATTCCCGTTGCGGGACACAGTTGCCGAAGATCTGTGTACTCCCCACGTAGAGGTAGGGCTTGCCGTCGGCGCCGAAGGAGACGGAGACGGTGGTCGGAGCGACGACGGAGCTCGTGGAATAGACCGTGGGGGTCGGCAGCGTACACGCGCCGGCGTTGGTGATGCAGCTCACGTCGTAGACCCAGAGTTTCCCAGCGGTGCCTACTTTCACCGGAATCGCCAGGTAGTGACTGCCGCCGTACTCCCACATCACCGTTTCCCCGGTGCCCGAAATGCCCGAGAGAGTCCCCGTGAGCTTGATCGGCGGGGAGCCGCCAGGGAACGAGGAGATGTTCGATGCGTCGAGAATCGAGATCGACACGAGGTTCCGGTAGACTACGAAATCGCCGGTTCCGCCGATCGCCACGGACGCTGAGCTTCCGGACATCACCACCCCTTTAGAGACCCCAGGGCAACTCTGGTCCTGCTCATGGCACGAATCGAGGGCGGCGGCGGCGGTCAAATCATAGAGGCGAACAGTCCCACCGCTGAGCGCGAAAGCGTAGGCACGGGCTCCGATCGCAGCCACGTAGAGGTAGCGCACGTATACGTCACTGTCCCCGTAGTGGTAGCCGACGTCCCCCTTGTTGCTCGTGTCCCAGACGATGAAGCCGAAGTCTTCGGCCCCGGTCACCACCACGTTCGAGTTGCCTTCGGGCACGCCGATCGAAGTGATGAAGGAATTCTTGTCGGTGAAGTGCCACCAGGTGATCTCCTCCGAGGCATCGACAAAGCCGAAGGCGATGGGCGCCGTCGGGGCGGAGATGTCGTAGAGCTTCATCCCCTGGCCGGTGGCCGTGAAAAGGTAGTCTCCCTCGACGGCGAGCGCATGCCAGAAAGGAGTGTCGCCTGGCTCGCCGTCGACGTGGGTCGAATCGCCGAGTACGCGGCGGGCGTCCCCTGTGAGCGTGACGGGTTGGAGGCGTTCGCCCCACCGGGAGGCCTCGACGGATCGTGCCGGGGTGCGGTACGGCTCGAAGACGAGCTCGGGCTCCTTGGGGGCGGCGGCGGCGAGGAGGAGGCTAGCTGCCGCCAGTGCGATAATCCTCATCGCTTCGCCACCGCTTCGAGATCGCTCAGCAACAACTGCCCGAGCCTCTTGGGACCGAGGTCACCTCCTAGCATCGGGTCAGCCTGCGTAACGAGCCAGAGCCAGACATGCTCGACGTGAGACCAGTAGACCTCCCCTTCGAAGGCCTCGCTCGGAGCCTCCGGGTGGAGCCGGTGCCAGTTGGCGTGAGCCACGGCGACGTCACCGCGGCCGCTGCCGATGACCTGAGCGCGCATCGCCAGCCACCAGCCGGAGAGCGGCGGCGGCTCGTCGCCGGTGTGGTAGAACTCGCCGTCGTAGACGGCGGTGACCAAGCCCGCCGCGCGACGGCTCAGCTCGCACCAGCCGCCTCCGTAGCCGTGATCGGTGGCGCACCAAGGGTGCTCGTGCGGAGCCACGAACGGCTCATCGAGAGCGAGAGGGGCCAGGACGTCTGGGCTGATGGCCATACGGGCGTCTGCCCCGGTCCATCCGAGGAGCGGCGCACACGGGACTCCCGGAGGGCATCTCCTGGCCATCTCGAATCGAACCGCGCGCGACTTGGAGGCCCAGTGCAGGGCGACCTCTTGGGCCGTCAGCTGGTCCGGCCGCACCCTTCCGAAATTCCAGTAGTCAACGGCGATCGGATTCGGACCGAGAAACCAGCGTTTCAGCGCCTTGTCGGACGGACGGCTTGACGCAGGGATGCCGGAGATTCCTCGGCTGCTCATACCCTGGGGTCCCAGGGCCGCGACGGGGAAGCTCGGGTTGGTCTTGGCCCACCAATCCTCCCAGCTGCAAGCGCTGGAGCCGGAGATCTCACAGGCGAGTTTCCACTCGACGAAGTCCTTGGCGGGTTCGGTGATCTCCGGGGGTAGACTTGCGCAGCCGACGGTAAGGACGGCGAGAATGAGTACGAAGGCGATAGTGGTGTCTTTGGGGTTCAAGAGCAATCTCCTTTTCCAAGATGAATCGAACGAGCTGAGCGAGCTCGCTGGCGGTTTCGCCGATGGCCTCACGCGGGGACATCGGGATCGCGTCTCCTCGCCGTGTCTTCCTTCCGTGGCAGTATGACGCGGGGCAATACGTCGTTTTCAGCGTCACGCTCTGGTGTATGCCAGCCGTCAGCGTGCTCCTCGGCGTCCATGCCGGCGCGGTGCCCGGGTAAAGCCTTCATCTTCCGAAGCCCTTCCATCCACCCGTGAGCGCGTGCCGACTTGGCAAGACGAAGGGTCCGAAGGACCGACAGTGGTGTCGCGTCTTTGTAGTTACCCCACGGACCTTGACCGACGATGGCGGGGTCGCCTGCCGTCTTCAGCAAGACCGGTATCCCAGCGTGCTTTGCGGAGATCGGTGGACATGACGGAGGGGCACCGACGACGGGATCTCGGTAGGTGCGGCCGTCCGCGGCGACGTGGAAGTTGACGACGCGGTAGACGGGCCCCCAGCGACCCGGAAGGACGGTCACTCTTGGACGCACTTTGTGCCCACGGGTGTTCGAATCAAACCACCGCGCGCCCTTCTTCCCAAAGACCCGAGGCGACTCGAAGGTGTAGCAGACGCGCACGCGGTAGCCCCAGTAGGAGAGCAACGGCAGGAGAAGGTAGCACATTACTCCTCCGAGGCTGTGCCCCATGACGACGATGTCGAGCTCTGCCCAGGGGTGGCCATCCGGGTAGGTCCGGAGGCTCCTCATGTGGTCTCGGAGCTTCGGTCCGATCGCTTGCACCTGGCGGAGAATCCCTTTGCCGGCCCAGACGCTAGAAGGCAGGACACCGGGCCACGGCCACCTGATAATGCTCCTGAGGTCGGAGATGATATCCCAACCCTCAGAGGTGCCCCGGGCCGCGATGATGACGAGCAGGCGGTTGGCGGGCGCGTCGTAGCGCCAGGCGACGCCAACCTGTGCGGCGCCGGCGGAGAGCATCACGCCGTCGTCGAATCCCTCAAGCCGCACGTCTTCGCGCCACTCGCCGTGGGCTTGGTAAGCCAACCCGGCGAGCTCACAAGCGGCCACTCCGGGGGCTTGTGCGTTATCCCAGACGGTCAGGTCGGCGTCAAGGGCGGCGGACGAGAAGACCTCGGCGAGCTTCATCAGTACCCCCTCGCCGCCAGGTCACGACGGATCGTCGCGCGCTTCATGAGGAGCCCGTCCAGCTCAAGAACTTCAACCGGCACGGGTTCCCCCGCCTCCCTGGCCCGTGCCTGGAGCGTCTTCAGGCGACGAATCTCCACCGAAAGAGCGTCGTTCTCTCCGGGCCAGGGGCTCATCGGCCACCACCCGCTTCGGAGATCTCGACTCGTGCGTAGGCGTCCGCGACGGCGTGGGATGCGTAGGCGTCTGGGTCGTCAAGGATCTCCCCGGCTTGGTCAAGCGACATACCGCCGGCAAGCGGATGGATCGCGACGTGGTGTTGAGCGCTCCTCGCCTCAGCGCCCGAAACGAATAGGTGCGTGACGACGCCGTCAGTACCGCGGCAGTCCCGACCCCAGTGCGCCCACGGGGTAGGCGCGTCGTCGTTCATGGTTACCTTGACCCAGGCCCCAAGGACGACGTCCTCGCCGTCTTGGCCGATCTCCGTTTCCAGCGTTGCCGGGCCGGCCGCAAGGACGTCGGGGAGAGTGCGGGCGAAGGTGATGTATGGGGCGGTGCTCATTGGACGGTTGATGAATTTGGCCATGTCGCGCTCCTTGGTTCGTTGACTGACGAGGACTATTATAGCCGGCGTGACTAGGAAGTCAAGGCCTTTCTCTCTTGAATGAAGACCTCCCCCGCCCCCTCCTTCCCGGCAACGAGAATCTCAATGAACCGCGCCGCGTCCATCCCCTCGCCCTCGAGCAGGGCCGGAAGCTTGCGGCGCAGCTGCATGAGCTCGGCTTCCCCCATGGTCAGCACCAGCTCGGCGACCTGGGCATTGATCTCGATCTTGACCGGGCCGTCTACCCCCCAGAGCTTACGCCGTGACGCCGAGAGCTTCACGAGGGCGTTTTGCCAGCTGATAAACTCGTCGGTATCCACGTCGGCACGACCACAGGACGGGCACTTTTCCTGCTCAAACTGCAATCCGAAGTCCCGGCGGACCTTTTCAAGCCTGGCGTCCTCGATGCCTCTGACTTCCTTGGCGCGAGCGAGGTCTTCTTCGTCCATCACACTGAGCCGCGCGTTGACGTCGTGCCAGGACGTGGACTTGTCGACCCCGTGGTGCTCGGCGATCTGCTCGTAGGTCCAACCGTCGAGCTTCAGGGCGAACGCATCGGACCTGCGTTGCTCGCGAGCGACGGCGGTCACTCTGGCCGCTTTACCCACCGTGGCCGCCCTCGGTCGCTGCGGTTTCCTCTGACATTGGGGCCTCCTCGAGGTTCCTTGTCCAGAGGCATCATAGAGCACCGGTGGCCAAACGTCAAGAAGCGCCCGGGGCCTGAGTCCCAGAGCGCCGGCGTGGTGGCCAGAGATCTGCCCGGCCGGCTTCAAGGACCGACCGGGCACGGGCAGGGGCATGGACTCACGCTTTGGTTGAAGCCCTGCCGCACACCGAACCTACCGCGGGGCTCGGCCGGTGTCAAGGGATCCGGTCAACGACGCCTGGCCCCCTCGACATTCGCCCCACCACCACGGTGGTAGTTCCGTCGGTCGCCGAGGCTACGTGCCCGGATTCGTGTCGTCGTCCGGCGGTGGCCCGCCGTTACGAATCTTCATGGATTGTCCTCCAGGATCATGAGGCGGCTACGGGTGTCGATTGCCGCATCGGTGAATCGGTTATCCAGCTTGAAAAGCTGGGTCTTCTGCTCTTCGTATTGCGCGCGGTAGTAGCCGAGGGCCGCTCTTGCGTCATTCAGATCTCCCAAGATCCGAGCGCGCTCCTCGGCTCCTTGGTCGATCTCCTGCCGCAAGAGATCCATCCTGGACGACGCCGACCGCGTGCCGCTATCGATGAGGGCGAGAAGATTCTCGCCTTGCCGCTCGGTGGTGGACGCTTTGGCGCCGGCGACGAGCTTCACTAGCTCGGCCTCGGCTTCGTACCGCTCGACGAAACGCCAGATCCGAACGAATGTGATGGTCGAAAAGATCAGAGCAAGAATCGCGCTGACGGTGCCGAGAGCGGGCCCGGCGAAGCGCCGCCGGGCGGCCCTACTCTGCACGGTGGTCAGTTCCCATGTTGGCCTCTAGGAGAGCCTTTAGTTCATGAATGGCTTCCCCTGTGCTCTTCATCGCGGTCATCCTTGGCAGGTCGCCGACGGCGTCCTCGAGTCTAGAAAGTCTGCCGCTGATGGTCTCGAGCTCCGCCTTCACTTCGTCCTTGATCGTCACGTGGACGCCGGAGTGCCGCCGAAGGTCGGCCCCAAAGGACCGAATCGCCATCGAGTTGCCACCAAAGGCGACGCCGCATGCGACGAGAGAAATAATGAGGCCGATTATCAATCCCTGGGTCTCTTTGAGTGCCGCGACCTCTTTGTCGGCCAGTTCACGGTGCGTCACGTACTGATCGTGGGCGAAGCTCTCCTTGGCGGGCGCCTGGGCGTAGACGAAGCCGGCCGCCGTCAGGACGACGACGAGAAGAAGGGTTACGAAAGCGCCCCGTGGTCTACTCATTCTCCATCACCTCGATCGTCGCCTCGATTTGCGCCAACCGCGCCAAGGCAGCCGCTCGTGCGTCGTAGAGGTTCCCGAGCTGGTTTCTCGCGGCGTCGGCGTGCCTATCGGCGACCTCAGGCTCGGTGTCTGGCAGCCATGCGTTGAGTCCCGCGATGACGGCGTCGCGGATCTCCATCGCGTCTTCTCGCGTCGCTTTTCGACCCCTGACGATGACGCCCGCCGGAGTCGGCAGCCAGTTGACGACCGAAGGATCGCCCTCGATAGGTGATTCGGTCGCCGTGCGTCGGTTCGTCCCCTTGACGTTGTAGCTAGCGCCGCCTGCCGTCGTCACGGTGACGAAGCCATGGTTCTCGGCGCCCCAGTGTACCCAAAGCTTACTGGGATCCGAGCCTGAGCGAACCTCAACAAAGATGTCCCCGACGGTCGTGGTGATTTGTTTCATCTCTTAGCTCCTCTTGACTAGCAGCGTGGATAGCGTGACGTCCTCCAGGACGTAGTTTTTGGTGTTAGTCTCGTTCTCGATCCAGAGCTCCAGAGTATCCCCTTTTGTGAGGGTCGCCATCCCGGACATGCTCGCGCTACCAGCCTGGGAGCCGCCGCCGCCGATATTTCTATCCACGTGCAACGGTGCGACGATAGTTGCCCCGTTGTTTTTTTGTACGGTGAGTTCGAAGCGTGAAGACGATCCGGTCACAGAGTTCACAGTGATGGACGATATGATGATGTAGTCGCCGGTCTTGCCGATGGTGATGTGGTCGTTGGTGTGGTCCGGGGTCATACCACTGGCGGGGTCGTTGGTGTCGAAGTGGACGAACTGCACCGCCACCCCAGCGGTGGATATCACTGTCTGCGACGTATTTTGGACGACTGAGATCCCGCCATAATCGCGGACGGCCTTCCGGGACCTTTCGTGCCAGGACGTTCCATCATGGACCAGGACTATAGACTCGTATGCTACCTCCCCGAACGCCTCCTGGAGGTGGAAGGTGTTGGCCGCAAAGCCTCCATTGTGGACGAGCGACACCAGCGCATCCTTCGAGATGATGCAGATCGCCATGCCGTCGCGGCCGCCGGTGATCGTCGTCAAGGCGTTGCCGCCGGCGTTGCCGGTCAGGTTGACGTTGTTCGAGGTCACGGCGAAGGTGGCGGCAGCTGCGCCCAGGGTGACATTTTGGAACGGCGACGAGACCGCTCCCGAGGTCATCGTGAGCCCATCATCATGGACCCGGACACGCTCGGCAAAGTTGCCAGACTTCAGGACGAGCTCTGCGCTTGCCACGGCTGACCCAATGGATAGCAACGCTGCGTCGTAATTCCACCGGATCTGAGCTCCGGAGTTGTCCCCTGGCGACCCCATCAGGATGGTACTGTTCGAGGCGTCGGGGGTGAGGATAGACATTCCGCCCGCTGCATTCTTCTCGACGGTCAGGTCATCAGCGGTTCCGCCGGCGGTGACTGAACCCGCCGTGGATGCATGGACGTGGAGCGTCCCGTCGGGCGTCGAATGGCCTGCCCCAATCGCGACGCGGTTCGCCGAGTTGTCGAGGACCATCGTGCTGGCGTTGCCGTAGTCGCGGAAGTAAAGATCCGCCTCGGCATCTTGCGGCTCAACGTAGAGGTCGCCGCTCGACACCGTCACATCCCACTGGCCCGTGGAGTCCTCGATTCCGATCGTCGGCGTCGATGCCGCGTAGACGTGGAGCTCCTCGGTCGGCGTGATGCCGATGCCGAGATAGCCGTCGTCGGTGAAACGCGCCACCTCAGAGTTGCGCAGGATCACCGCGGCTGCCGAGTAGACGGCCGAGCCTTGTGGTGGCATTCTCCAGACGGCCATCTACTCGGTCCTCACTATTGACTTGAGGCGCTCGCACCCCGGTGGCAGCTTCCAGAGGTTCACCTGGTACCTACCTCCAGGGCCGATACTGTAGAGCCGACATCTGGTAGAAGTCTGCGGAGGTCCCGACCTGTGGCGCCACCGCGGTGAAAGAGACCGTCCTCGACGTCGAGCTGACGATCCCGCCCTCGAGGAGTGTGTCGCGCTGCGTTGCGAGCCCTGGCGTCCTCAGCAGCACGAAAGGCCGGGACGTACCGACCGCACCGAGAACGTCCATCAGCGTGAGCTTGTCGGCCGCCGTGAGCCGCTTGGCCTTCATTGAAGTCTCGAGGAGCGAGTCAAGCGGCTGGCCGGCTGGCCCGCCACCTGAAGACATCGTGACCTTACCGCGACTGACGACGCTCGGAGGCTCCTCGAAACCGATCACCGACGACGTCGACAACGTCTGGTACTCGCCGATCCAGGCGTATCCCGCCGACCAGGCGAAATCGGGCGCCGAAGTGAGGACGATCCGGACGCTCTTGACGCCGGCGGTAGTGTCAGGGATCTCGACGCCGCCGCTGGTGGTCGTCCACGTGTAGACGTACTGGACGTATGCACCGAGGCTCCCGAAGGCCGACGCGATGGCGTAGGCCGGCACCGCGACCGCTCCGGAGTCCTTGAGATCGGACCCCGAGCCGTAGGTCTCGTGATCATGGAGTAGCACCTGTACCGTCGGCGACGTCGCTCCGGACGTGTCGAAGTTGTAGAGGATGATCCCGGTGATGCTCTTCGCCGCCCCGCCCCAGTGAATGTCGATGGTCGTATCCGCTGCGGGTGACACGGTCATCGCCACCGCCACCCAGCGGCTCAGGAGGTTGGACTCGTTCGCGCTCTGGCCACTGGAGATCACCGCCGCGGCGTCGTCGGCGTGATTCACGAGGCCAAGAAAAGGGGGTTGAGTTGCCATCTGATTCTACCGGTTCAACAGGCGATTCCGAGGCGCCTTGCTTCGACCATCAAGGATGCTAGGGATTCTTCCTTGGATGGCCGGCCGGCATGGTCGAGTTCGTCTTCAAGGTCCAGGAGCTTGTCCTTGATCCTCGACTCCTCTCGCTTTCCGCGCGCTCTATCGCGGTCGAGGCCGTCAAGGAAGTCCTGTGGCGCGTCTTCAATCGTGAAACTCATGGCTTCCTCCTTAAGGAATCCAGACGATCAGGCCCATAGCCTCGGCGGCAGGGCGGACGGTTCGCTCGACTATGATACCCGGAGTCGCCGCGAGAGACAACCTCGGCCAGGTGATCGCCCACTCTTGCCCCACGGCGTAAGCCAGCTGTTCGGCGAGATCGGCGCGCACAGTTAAACGGATGAGCTTCCCCTGCGAGAGCGCGTAGACCTTCTTGCAGACCGCCAAGGCGTCCTTCCGCCGGGTGACGTGGGTCAGATAGGTACCCTCGGGTGTCGTGGCCGCAGCCGTCGCGTCCATCGGCCAGCGGACGTACCGCCACTCTTCAGAGATCCACTCGCGGATTTCGTCGTCGACGACCTCAGGGACCTCCGTCGCCGGGACGGGCGCCCAGGTCTTGGCGTAGCTGGTGCGGACCACGGACGGTGCCGAGCGTGACCGAAGGGACGTCGCGTTGATGATCTGCGCGGCGACGATCGATCCCGCGGAGCTCGCGTCGTCGGGATGCTGGTACTCGACGACGGAGAACGTCCCCGCGTCCGCCTCGACAACCCACGTCAGGGCCGATTTCGACAGGACGTCCATCACCGTGCGCGCCGTAGTCTCCTCTGAAACCAGGTAGCCGACCTTGATGTCGACCAAAGTCAGGCTCTGAGCGGGCATCGTCGCGTCGCTCCACTCGGGACCGTAGCTCACGGCGATCTGGCGGAGCACGTTCGCCACGTACTCCGGAGGCGAGTAGTAACCCGCCGGCGGCGAGCCCTCGTCGGCGAGCATCGTCGGGTCGCCGACGACGTCGGCGACCAGTCCAGCCGGTGCCGCCTGGGAGAACGTAAGGAACCAGCGGTTTAGATTCCCGGCCGCGTAGTACGGGGAGTCGAAGAGATTGCCGTCCAGGATCGTCCAGTCGTTCTCTCCTGACGGCGTCCGCACCGACGCCGTCGAGCTGCCCGCTGATGCCCAGCTCTTGAACCCGGCATCATCCGCCACCTTGACCGTAAAGCGTTCCGTGGTCCCCTCGCGGTGAGATCGAAAAGGCGTTGGCGTCACCTTCTCGACCTCTACCGTGGAGTCGTAGTCTCCGGACGTTGTTGACGAAATCGCGATCCGTTGCGACGGCACCCACTTCGACCCATAGCGAGTTCCGGCGGCGAGCCCGGTCTCGCGGAACGTTCGAAGAGCGTCGTCGAAGTAGTAGGTTCCGCCCGCTTCGACCCAGTCAAGAGCCAGCGCCACTCCCTGTGAGTAGAGGTGGGTGACGTCGCCGATCGTCGCGGCCACCTCGGCGATGTCGAGAGCCGTGTCGATCATGCGCACTGGCGCCGCGAAGACTCGTCCCAGAGCTACCGGGATCGGTGACCCCGCGAGACTCGCCTCGCCGGTCAACGTGCTGGCCCACGCCGTCGACGCCGTCAAAGTGCAGTGCAGCTCATTCCCTGACTCGTCAGTGGCGACCGTCGAGAAGCGGTCGGCCATCTCCAGGGCCAGCTGAAGATTTGTCTCGTCTTCAGGTACGAGCGGCCCGATCCGCGCGAAGACCTCATCTTCAGTAAGGATCGAAGACCAGATCCTGGCGCAACCAAGCCCGAAAGTGTGGCCGTTCGCTGAATTCCCGATGACGATATGATCCTCGGCGCCGCCGCCGTTCGAGACGTTCAGGATTGTAGTGGCGTCGACGACTTTCGTCGTGCCGTCGTAGACGGTCAACTCCATGTTGCCCTCATCCCATATGACAGTCACCCACTTGAAGTCGTCCTCATCAGTCCCGCTCACCATGTCGACGATCACGTAATCGTCAGCGAGCCCAGGCGCATAGCGCATAAAGAGTTTCAGGTCGTCGGCGTTGTCCCGCAAGATACCGACGAGGACCTCGTCGCCGCTATCTTGAATGCTGAAAAGCTCTTGGGAATTCGGCGAGCCGCCGGTGGTATCGGCGCAGCTCAGATACCATTGAGCCGTGAAGTCACCGCCGAGAAACGTTGGAGCCACGCCCGCCGCGCTGCTCATGTCCTGCGTCGACATCTCGACCTTGCCGCCGAGTCCCTGGTACCGGTGCAGGGCGAAAGACGCGTCCGCCTCCGCCATCTTCGGCTCGACGATCCAGCGGATCGAGTCATCTTTGTTGACCGGTCGCTCTCTGATCCTTCCGTTGTAGAAGGTCGCGAAGTCGGCGACGACCGGGACGGCCCCGGGTTGCTTGAAGCAATACTGGCCGACGACCGTACCGTCCACAAGAGCATAGGTGCTGTCGAAGAGGTAGTCGTATTTCCCGGCGTTTGTGGGCAGCGCTGGGTTGGTGGTGTTGATGTCTTGGGTCTTACGGTAGAGCGCGCCACCGACGGCCAGCACGCCGTCGGGCTGAAGGTCGTAGCCGCTCTCGGTGAACTCCCAGGCCTCGACGTTCGACCAGTCCGGAGAATAGCTCTCGCCCTGGTCTCCCCCGCTGGGAATTGTCCAGCCGCGGCTTGAGATCCTGATGACGACGTCGGCGCCCGCGGAGTCCGCTACCGTGATGTCCCAGATCACCCAGAGGATCGGCTCAGACAAGGGGCGTCCTCCCGGGGTCGAAGGGTGGCGTCGTCGTCGGGATGTCGTCGCGTTGCCGGTCGAGGAGATCCGTGTAGAGACCCCTTATCACCCGATCCTCTTCGGCCTGCTCCAGGCTGATTCCGGCCATGTGCTCAAGGATTGCGGTCTGCCTCGCCGACTCGTTGGCGATGATGGCCAGAGGGTCGGTGACCAGCGGGGAGGGCCCTTGGACCACCGGCCCGCCTACGCCGCCGCCGACCGTCCCGTCGTCGCCACCACCAAGGCCGCCGCTTGTGGGATCGATCCCTGACAGAGTCGCGATGACGTCGGCCACGATCCGGCTATAGATCGGGCCCGAGCCACCGGTGAAGGCCTGCGCGGCCGCCAGATAGTCTCTGGTGGCTTCCTCGATCTGGCTGAGGGCGTCGAGGTCTTGCGGGTTGGTCGCGAGCCTGTCGCGTAGGCTCTGGTATCGGGACTGAGCGTTCTCCAGCACCGCCCGCCCGGAAAGCCCGCCGCTGGCGCCCCCCGTGAGCTCTTGGAGGAGGTCCTTGATCCCTTCGGTTGCCCGTGCCCAAAACGCCTCGAGCTGGTCAAGGTGGATCTGACCGGCCTCGGCGAGCTGCTCGGCGCTCCCGCCCATGAGGTCGAGCGCTGTCGTGATGTCGAGGTACTCGGCGTTGATGGCGTCCAACTCCGACTGTAGAGCGCTGGTGACGTCGAGCGTCCCGCGATACATGTCGAGGAGCTTGCCTGGTGCAGCGGCCTCCAGGTCGCCGAGGTCGGCGTCGGCGATCATCGCCTCAAGGACCGCTATGAGCTGATCGTGGAAGACGTGTCCTTCTGGAATCAGGTCGGCGAGGTCCAGAGCGTTACCGCTGGCGATCAACTCCTCGATGGTCATGCCGAATGACTGCGCGAATTGATTGAGCCTGTCGCGGGCCGACATCCCCCCGAGGTCCAGGTTCATTGCGTCGCCGACCTCTCGGTCGAAGTCCTCGAAAGCCGCGATCCAGTCCCGTGCCTGCGTCTCAAACCGCCCGACGTCCGTGCTCTCGAAACCGCGGATAAAGTCCCGAATCGCGGCGGCCAGGTTGGTGATGTCGGCCGCGACGTCGCCGGAGCTGGGGGGCAAGGGAGACCCGCTACCTCCCCCTCCCCCTCCGCCTCCGCCGCCCGTGGTAGCGCCAGCAAAGTAGGCATCCCAGTCGGGCGGATTCGCGTTCATGAATTCGAGGAACCCGCCGAGCGTGTCGATCGCCTCTTGTGCCAGCATGCCCTCGGCTACCAGCATTTGGAAGCGGAGATTCATGTTTGCCATCTCGAGCTCGAACCGCATGATCTCCAGCTTGCGCCGAAACTCCTCTCCGCCCTCGATCTCGCCATAGTACTGGTCGATGAGGTTCAGGAGATCGCCGCCGAGAGCTGCCTCCTGGGCGTCGTGGACCTGCTCCAACAAGCTCTCGTACTTCCTCGACGAGATCGCGCCACGCTCGAATGAGAGCCTGAGATCCTTGAATGCCTTCCGGCTCTCGCGCATCGACTTTCTGGTATTCTCCAACGGGAGATTGAGCCCGTCGACCATCTCGGCGACCAGGTCGCGATTCATTCGGCGCGCCCAATCGTTGATGGTCTCTTCCATGGCCCGAAAGGCCACCTCAACGGGTATCCCGAGATTCTCCGCTTGCTCCGCGGCGATCAGGGCCGCCTCTTCCATGGCGGCGCGCCGCGTCTGCTCGATGTCCTGCTCTGCGCTGATGAAGTTCTCTCGCCGGCCCTCGGTCGAGAACGGCTCCAGAAAGTCGCGCCGAATCTGCTGTAGCTGGAGCCGCTGGAATTCCGCGGCGTCTGCCGCACTCATGCCCGCCTCGGCGGCGGCGGCGGCGTTCTGAGCGACTTCGGCGAGCTGGGCGGCCAGATCCCCCAGAGTGCCGCTCGCCGATCCGGCATTGCGGCTCAACACGGTAAGCTCCTCAGTGAAGCTCTCAAGCTCCTGGGCAGCGGCTTCCGCGGCGCGTCGCTGCTCTTCTTGTTTTTGCTTACGTCGTCCACCACCACCGCGGACCTTGGCATCGCTGAATTCAAAAGCGGCGATCTCTTGCGCGAACCCTCGCCAGGCCTCCATCTGCGCCTCGGTGATCCCGAGAGACGCCGCGTTCAGCTCAAGCTCTCTGACGAGAAGCTGAATCCGAATCTGCGCCGACCGGAACTCGAGCTCAGCGATCATCATCTGAAGTTCTTGATTCCCCATCACCTGGACGCCAAACGCTTCTTGGAAGCTGGCGATTTCGGAGAGGAACCCGAGCTCTCCTTGAATCGCTACGCTCTCACGGATCATGTCGATGAAAGACTGGGAGATCCGGCCGGCAGCTTCCTCCGCTTGTTTCCCGGACATAGCGATGGCCTTGCCGAAGTCTCCTATCGGCCCTGAAGCCTCTCCGGCTGCGTCGCCTGCATCACGCCCCCCTCCGCCGACCTCCCCTTTGCCGTCAAGCGGTCCGCTCGTCGGCTCGGCGATCCTGGACTCTACCGCTGCGAGAAGCGCCTCTTGTCGGGCAATCTCTGTTTCTTGCGCGTCCCCAAACGCCTCAGCCGCGGCCGCCCACTCGGCGAAGCGACCGAGGTTGAGAGACACCCCGGCGAGTGCCGCTCCGGACGCGAGGATCTGATCCTTCTGGGCTTGAATCTCTCGCTCTCGGAAGGCGGTGACATCCCCGATCGATACCCCTAGCCTGAGCAACTGCTCTGAGGTTATGTCAAGCGAGGTAAGCCATTGGTCTGCCGTGGTCTTCGCTGCCGAGTAGGTCACCGTCAGCCCAGCGTTCACGTCGTCAAGCTGGCGAAGTAGAGGGATCAACGGGGCGAGCTCTTCAACGGTTCTGCCGAATCCGACCCTCCCCAGGGCCTCGCTGAGGATCGGCCCGATGCCTTCAAGCGAAGCCTCACCGACTGCGATTCGGAGACCCTCGGCAAAAGCGCTCTCGAAGCTTTCGAAGACCCCAAAAACCGTGTCGTTGATCAGGAGTTGGAATTTCTCACCGTCGGCCCTTACCTGAACTCCGATCTTGTCGAGATCGGTGACCATGAACCCTACCGATACGCGGAAATCGTCGATAGCATCGTTCATCGCGTGGACTGCTTTTATGGCCTCGACGTCGCCGACGGCTCCGGTCCCAATGGCCTGACCCGTGCGGACCCCGCCGGTCGTCTCGGTTGAGATAGGCAGACCGAAGACGCGGGCGCGCTTACGTTCGATACTCGCCGACACGGCATCGAAGACGGCGACAAATGCGGCGATAACGGGGGCGGCGGCTGCCAAGCCAGCCCCGATACCTCCGGCACCCCCGCCTCCGGCACCCCCGCCTCCGAACGCTCCGGCAACTTGCCCCGCGGTCCCGGCGGCGCCCGCGGCACCGCCGCCTGAGCTTGAGATCGACGACAGCGCATTGATGACCGATCCGACAATCCGCCCAAGGTCGGAGTCCAGGAGTCCGAGAGTGTTGGCCACGGCGGTGAAGCCGTCAAACATGGCTTTCTGGGCGTCCTGCTGCTGCTCGAGCGCGGCCTTAGATGCCTTCTTTCTTGTCTTGAGCCCGTCTTTCGCCGCGTCGTCCGCCATCTTCACCCGGGCCTTGATAGCGTCACTTTCGAGCTTGGCGGCGTCCGCTTGCATTCGATGGAAGTCTCCCAGGTTGACGCCGGCCGGAAACCCTGGCGTGCCAAGGTCGGGAGCGACCGGGCCGAGGCCGCCAGATCCTTGCCCGGGACGCACTCCGGGAAAGGCTGCGAAGAATCCTTGGGCGACTTCGGCGGCCTGCGACTGCGCGATCAAGTCGAGCTGCGCGCGCGCGTCCTTGAGGTCGGCGACGAGCTGGACCACGCGCTGGTCAGCCAGGCCGACGCCCGACGCCAATTGTAGGCGAGCGGCATCTCCGGCATCCTCCGCGGAAATACCGAAGGCGCGCATCAGCCGTGCCGTCTCGCGCAGCTCGGTACCTTTATCGGTCACGGCCGCGAGAGCTTTCTCGGTAGCCAAAATGGACTTTTCGGACCGGTCCCATTCCCGATTGACGGGCGGCAGGGCGGCAGCCATGGCCTGCGCCCACGAGACGGCTTCGTCGCCGACGTCTACGAAGCGATCCATTGTCTTGACGTGGATCGTGACCGCCTCTTCCGTCTCCTCTGTCTCTTTTCCGAATCGGGACTGCCACTCCGCGGCCAGCGCCATGGCGAGCGCCACCGACCGGTAGGCGTCGCCGAGCGGACCCATCGTTCGAGTCGTCTTGACGTTTTCAGCCGCACCGTCTCGCGTAGCGCGTGTCAATTGCGTCAGGATCTCGAAGTAGGTGCGGAGGCCGCCCTCTTCGAGCGCTATGCGGCCGACCTCTTCCTTGAGATCGCCGAATTCCGTCGTCAGCGCCTTACTCGCGCCGCCGAACTTTCTCGCCGATGCCGCCGCATCTCCATATTGCTTGTCGAGTTCTTTGAGGATAACCCTCTGCGCCTCAGCTGACCGGCCGGCTAGAACGAGATCCTTGACGAGCTGCTCTTGTTGCGCTGACAGCTGTGTGCCGCTGCGGCGGAGGGCCGTCAATCCGCGAATCGGATCGTCCAAAGCCTTCGCCACTTGGAGCAAACTAGCGTTCAGGTCAGTTTGCATGACCTCGCTCATATTGATAGCGGCCTCGATGCCGGGCCGGAAGCTGTCGCGAGTAATCTTCCCGAACGTGGCGAACTGCGATGCCAGCCGGAGAATGTCCTCGTCGGCAACGCCTGTCGTGAACTGGATCTCTGAGGCCATATCCGCAATCTCTTGCGTCGTCATCCCAAGAGTGTTTCCCATGGACTTCAGTCGCGATTCCACCTGCGCCATGACGTCGGCCTGCTTCTCAGCAGCTTGGATCGATGACAGTAGCCCACGAGTCAGAAGGCCGACACCGGCGGCACCTGCCAATGTAGAGTAGGCCCCGGAAAGAGCCCCGAGACGGGAAACCTGCACACGAGTCGCCTTGGAGGCCTCTCGTTGCGCCCTGGTGAATTCCTTCGTCTCCCGTTCTGCCTTGTCAAGCTTGACCGCGTAGGCCCCGGCCTCCTTGGTCGCTCGGTCGATGTCCTTACCGAAGGCGTTGACAGCCTTCCTGGCCGCCGCGACCGAGACGCCTTGCTTCTTGGCGATCTGTACCGCAAGCTCTTGCTTCTGGACCATCAGGCCGAGCTTCTTGGTCGCGTCGACGCGCTCGTCTTTGAGCTTCCGCTCAGCGGCGATCAACTTCCGGACTTCCCGCCGGAAGTCCTCCGTATCGAGCCCGACAGTCGCTTCAAAGTCCGACATCTACGTCTTTCCTTTGGGCTTTGGCCGTAAGGCAATCCCCTGGTGAGCGCCCGAGTGCATCGACTGGAAGAGGCTCCAGAGGAAAGATGCGTCGGGACCGTCGATCGGGATCTTCCCCATTTGGCAGAAAGGCGCCATGTCGGCATAGGTCGGTTCTGGAACGCCCACTCCGTCCCGCCTGAAGCCGAAGAAGGCGTCGAGCAAGGGTCGTAGCGCGATCATCAGCTCGAGGTGAAGCACCGCTTCGGGAAGCGGATCTTTCGCCGGCCACTCCGGGTACTCCTTGCGCAGTCGATCCGCTCGATCCCGCGGCGTGCCCGGGCTCTTTTTGCCCTGCTTGAGGCATATCGGGCACAGGAACATCGGCGCGAAAACACAGCGTGGCTCGCCGGCCTTTGCCGGTGGCCCGCATAGATCCCGCGTTCTGTGGCACTTCTGGCATCGCCCTGGGTCCACGGCTCCCCCGCACTCGCGGCAATCTCGAAGGCGTAGATTGCCCTGGCGGGCCTCTTTGATTACGTCGTCGAGCTGAGCGAAGAGATAGTCCCACTTCACCCAGCTGGTGAGTTTTTTGTGACGTCCCCCACGCCGTTCTGGTAGTCCTTCTCCAGCTTCTCGGCTTCGTCGACGATCCAGTCGGTCATGGCGCCAGAGAGGGCCTGGCCACCGTGGGGCACTTCAGACACCTTGAGCTTGACGAGGAGCGCGTCGTAGGCCGCCTTGGCCGTCGTGGGCCGGTCGTCCTCTTCGGCATTGTGCAACGCGTCCTTGCGCAGCGCGGTGACTTCGAGACTCAATTCCTTGTCGGTCGCTTCGTCGATGGCCGTCCGCGCCGCCGCGATCTGGTCGGCTTTCGTTCCCTCGGCTTCGCCGATGGCCTCCCGCGCTTCCGTGAGCTTCGCGACGTTGGCGGGGGTCGGCCATCCGCCCTTGGCGGTCGACTTCACCCACGCGGGCAGGTAGGCGGTATCGCCTTCGTCTTCGCGCAGAAGGTGGTCGTAGACGGTCTTGGCCGTGACCACCGCGGGATCCTCCGGAGCGACGACGCCACGCCAGTCCTTCACCAGGAGCGCCACTCGCCGCCGCCGCTCTTCGCGCATGGTCGATGCCCCGAGCTCCATTGTCTTGATCGCGAAGGCCCTGGACGCGGCCGCGACGTCGCTACCGTCGTCGCCTGCGGCCGTCCATACCCTGGTCTGGTACTTCTTGACCGCGTCGTCGTAGGCCGGAGTCCCCGACCGGTGGATCTTCAGCTCGATGGAGCCGCAAGGGAGATTCCACGGTGCCGTAAACCACCGAGAGGAGGACACCAGCGGGAGCCCGCTGGCGATGAGAGAGGCGTTCGAAAAACTCATGTGATGTTACCCTGTCAGTGAGAAGTTGAAAAAGACTCCCGGCACCACCTGGCGCTCGCTCACCAGGAGTGGACGGCGGCGAGCATTTAGGCGCACCGAGGTACGATCAGAAGGTGCGATTAGCGGGCGAGCCGCCCCATGCTGCTGTCACTTGTCCGGAGATCTGGAAGCTCCAGGAGACTTTCCAGACCTGACCCACCTGGCCGCTGATGTCGAAACCGGTTACCGGCGAGTTGAACGAGAAGGTAGGATTGTTGGCCGCCGCCGTCCCTGCCCCGTCGGCCTTCGGCTGCAGCACGATCGCGGTGTTGGTGGCTGATGCGACGTAGCCGAAAAGGGTGTCGACATCATCCCACGGGCTCGCCGCGTTAAGCATCATCTCACCGGCCCACGAGTGGTTCCCGAGCGTCTTGATGTGAGCGTGGGCGAGGTCCGCCCAGCCGGTGATATCCTCGGTGTCGATGTTGAGGGTGAGGGTCGTCGAGGTCACTTTTGCGACCGTTGCGGTGTCGAGAGCGCTGGCCCATTGTAGGTAGCCGTCGGTGAACACAAATTCTGCCATGATTCAAATCTCCGGGGGTAGGTTTAGGTGACGGCGGGTTTGGTGCGGATGCCGGCGATAACGATAGGCGAAAAGGTCGGTGTCGCCGAGCCTCCGATGGTCGACTCGTAACGCCAAAAAGTGTCAGTCTCCGGCGTGGTATCGCCGTCCACGGTGCTGAACTGCACCAAATTCGCGGTATCTGTCGCTTGCGCAAAGGTGATGTGGGTCGTCGGCGTCGCCCAGTCGGTGGTTGCTGAGAGCAGGAGACCGTCCCAGGTCGGGCTCGTCCCCGAGGTCGCGGGGGAGTTGCTCATGATCTGGAGACACCAAAGCTCCTGGCCGGCTCCGAGCGCCCCCAGGGTGATCGTGGACCCGGTTACCGACGCCGTCGCGGGACCGTCAGAAGTGGCGAGTCCCGTCGAGTAGAAGACGGAACCGGACGCGAGCGCTCGCGTCGCCGGGCCGCCAAGGGTGACGCCGGCGACGTTGTCCACTTGTCCTGACTTCTCGATGGCATTGAGGACCCCGGCGGCCATGAAGGCGTAGGACCCCTGAGCACCCGCCTCGAGGATGGCGACACGTGTCGCCGTGCCGGTGTCAAGGTTCAGGGTCAACGCCTTCTCATTGAGGACCACGTCGTCGAACGCGGTCACTGAGAAAGAGCCGTCGCCGAGACCCTTGTGGTATTCGTGAGCGAGGTGCTCGAACCCCGTAACGTCGTGGGCGGCACGGTCGTGGTTGAGGGTGAATTGGGTCGCATAGAGGCCCATGCGGGCATCCTCGACCCAAATCCCAACGTCCTTGAAAACGGATTCAGCCATCTTATGAGGTCCCCCAAAAAGGCAAGGTGCCGAGTCGGACCCGGAAGCCTGCGGGTTGCTGTGTCGTGTCGAAGCCGCTCGGAGCGCTGTATTCCTGGAGCAAGAACGTCAGTCCGCCGGTGCCCTGGGCCGCCTCCAGGGCCGTGAGCGTTGCGGCGTAAACCGTGTCGGCGATTCCAATCGGCGCGGTCGGCTCGTCGATCACCCAGAGCATGAGCTCTCGACGGCGCACAGGGGCCGCGGTTGCCGAGGACGTAAACCCGGGCAGGCTTCCCAGGGTCGAAGCGTCGAAGCGGCCATAAACGGTCGGATTTTCCCCTCCGGTGGGCTCCGGCGGCGCCATGGCGACCCCGTGCGGCAGCCATCCCTGCCAGCCGGTGCCCACCGCCGGCGCTACGCCGTCGAGAATGTCCATGACGTTTTCCCGGTCGGCGGCCGGCCACGAGTAGAGATTGGGCGTTGCCATCAGAATACCATCCGCTTCTTTAGAGCCTTGCGCGCCGCCGTAGAGGCGGCGCGCTTGATGATCGCGGGCATCTTCCCGGCCGCGTGGTCCGCTCCCTTCTTGAGCGGCTCGTAGGCAGGCGCAGAGCCCCACCCGAACTCCTCGACGTTGAGGTTGTAGGGGTAGCCTCCATCAGATCGGGCGCCGCTGGTCACGAAGACGGGAGCGCCGAAAAGGTCGCCAAGCATCATGCCGTCGACCTGGAGCACGTCCGGAATCGGGTAGCTCGGCATCTGGCCGGCGTCACGGTATTTCGGGGTGCCCGTGGAGACCGCCAGGGACGCCCGGAAGCGACCCTTGGAGAACGGTGCACTGACAGGCGCAGGCGCCTCCTTGACGGCCTTCCTGAGGACCTCGCGCGCCCAGAGACGTTTGATCTCGTGCTCCCATGCCTCGATGGCGTGCTCCATCGACTTTCCGAGGGTGTCGAGCGGTTTCGACATCACGACCTCCCTGCCCAGATCAGCGTTTGCCCGACGAGAGGATCCACGCGGAGCACCACCGCCGCCACGCCGCCGCGGGTAGCGCGCCAACCTTTCCGAGGGGAAAAGTCCAGCGCGTTATCGGCCACCACGCAGGCCCAGGACAGGGTCCCCGTGAGGTCTTGTGGACGCGCGTCGGTCGAGGAGTCGACCATCACCGAGTAGCTTGCCGTCTCGGCACCGGCGGCGAGCGTTACGGCGTCGCCATCGGTGGCTGCCGCGGCAATTCCCGTGGTCAAGGTGACCGTGACGGTGTCGGCGGCCTTGTCGGCGTTGGCGTCCGCGGAGACCACGTAGTCGGCTCCGGCGAGAGTGATCTTTGAGCGGGCTCGGATCATGCCGGCCATGTTGGCGGTCGATGGCCTCTCCAGCACCAGCGTCGTCGCGTCCTCGGCAGCGTTCGCGCTCAGCTCCAGAGCAGTCACTCTGGCGCCCGCGTTGTCGGTCAGCCCTGGGTCGATCGAAAAGCTCACGCTGGCATCACTGAGAAGCTGCACAGTCGTTTGTGCAGTGGCGGCCATGAAACTTGCCATGCTCATCGCTGGGGCACTCCCATCATCCTGTGGAGCAGGCTCTTTGCCTCGGTCCCGGACACGCTACCGCTACTGCTCTTCGTGGCGACGTCGAGTTTAACCCTCGAGCCGCCGGCGAGCTGCACCTCGGTGACACCGGCGGGTACCTCGACCGTGGTACCGTCAAGCTCCTTGGCGACCTCCTCAGCCGCGTAGGCGCAGAGATCCAGAAGGATCGCCGGAATCTCGTCGGAGTCGACGGTTTCCCGGTCCACGTACCACCCGACACGGGGCGCCTCGAGGCCCTGGGTGATCTTGGTAGGCGTTCCTGATGCGCCGTCGACCAGCCGCGTGTCGATCCGCTGGGTTCCGCGGACGACCGCCGCTGTCTGCTGCGCGGTCGTCAACGCAGCGAACGCCGTCAGGCCTAGGTCGGCGATCCGGGTCGCGGTGTTGGCGACCGACTCGAAGGCGTTGGCCGATGTCACCCCGGTACCGTCCTCGAGTATGATCGTGATCGCCACGATAGACCTCTATTTGCGGATGCCGAGATCTCGCTCGAGCGTGGCCACGCTGGTGCGGCCGTGAAGCTTCTGGCCCGGGTTGGCCATCTTCCACCTCTCCCGAAGATCCTGGCGATACGCTTCCTTCTCGTCATCGACAGGCGGCGCCAAGTCGGCCGGTGATTCCTCCGTCGGGCCGGTCGTAGCCGGCCCGGCGGGACGCGAGTTGGCGGGAGGACCGGCGACGACGAGAGCGTCCGCCGCTGCCGCCATGGCCTCCTCCGTAAGGTCCTCCAAACGGTGCCCGTTGTCGAGCAGTCCCTTGAGAGCCACCGCCGCCTCGAGGCTATCCGTGGCCCCGGCGTCGCGCCAGGCCTTGAGGTCGACGGTGTGAATCTCCATCGCGACGATTTCGCCCGGGGGGTAGATCGTCGCGCGCCTGACGGGTGGCTTTGAGTTGTCGGCCTGTCGGGTCGCTTGCAAAGCAGTCGACAGCCGAGCGAATCCGCTCGGGTCGCTCTCAGCCAGGGCGGCCAGCTGGTGGGCCATTTCGTTAGCGTCAGGCATGGTTTTATCCTGTTTTATCGGGTCGGGAACCCGCCCCAGGCCGACCAGTTGGCACCGGTTGCGATGGTTCCAGAGATGACGGAATAGCCTCGGAGGTAGCGGTAGACCGTCCCGTCGACGTCGTTGTGCCCGTAGAGCAGGTACTCGCCCACGGTGCTGTCGACATCAACGCCCCCGACGAGAACCTCGTTGGCCCCGAACTCAATGCACGCGAGCTGGACAATGGTCGAGGCGAACGTCGAAGACGTTGACCCTTGGATATAGAGCCGATAGAGCTCATCGTTTGAAGCGATCTCGATCGCAGTGAGCTTGATGGACACCACGAAGGGCGTCCAGGCCACACCGGGGCCGAGGTCGATGATCTGATTTGAGCCGCCGACCTGCCATGCCGCGGTCGCGGCGATCAGGCCGGCGTCCTTGAGCTGGAAATTGATGTCGGGAGTGATTTGGGGCATCGTGCTTGCCATGATTTTCCCCTTAAAGAGTGACGGCGACGTCGGTGATGGCGGAATAGCGAGCGGCGACCCTATCGGCCTCGAGGAGGTGCGACGCGTACCAGTTGACCACGGTGTTATACTGGGTCCCGTTGCTGGGATCAAGCCCGAGGTCTTCGGCTCTGGCGGGAGCGACCTGGATGCCGTGGTAGCCTAGCGGGCCCAGGCTCACGCAGTAGGCCGAGGTCGTAGACGACGCCTCGGTGAAACCGAGGATGTCGGTGTCGGTAGCGTCGCGGTCGATGGCGACGATCGGAAGACCGCACACGACAGCGACGTCCGTGCCAATTTCGTTGTTCGTGCGCGTGACGTACCCGCTGACCCCAGTAGCAAGACTCGCGATCACGAACTTATCTCGAAGCGCTGGCGACATGAACCAGTGCGTTGGGTTGCGAACCATTCGCTTCACTTGAAGCATTCTAGTGATGGTCGCCGCACCGGCGCTCTCGGCCAGGAGGTTGGTACCGCTTGTCACCAGTCGCAACTGGAGGCCGCGGATGATACGCGGGTCGGACGAGTCGTCGCCCTTGATGATGTCGCGAAGGTAGTTCCGGCCGACAGACTCAATGAAGGCGCCGGCCTCTTGCTGGCGCCGTGCTCCCGAGCCGGTCTTGACCTGGAAGTCGTCAAAGTTGCTGATTCCCCCCTGGAGCTTCATGGGCTCAAAACCCGGCTGAACTGTGCCGGCGCTTGCGGTCCAAGACTCACCGACGGCTCGGTTGGTGGTGGTAGGTAGCGCCGTCTGTTGGTTGAAGGGCACGCCGGACTGTGCGCGTGTCTCCATTGGCCACACGCGGAAGAACGGCTCCGACTCAGTGAACTTTGCGGCGACTGCCTTTTCCTGTGCTGGCGCCTCGGTCTTCAGAAACTCGACCATGGTCATGGTCATGATGGGTCTTCCTCGTGTTTGCGATCAAGCCTCGGGTGACGACAAGACCTGGCCCAGAAAGGCTGCAGATCCGGCGTCGTGGGCCAGCGTGCCGTCGGTTGACTCCGTCGTGCTTGAGAGGCCGCCCCCCCTGCCCTTGACCGGGAAGAGGGCCTTCCACTCACCGCCCCGCTTCTCCTCGACCAGCGCGCCCACCGTCTCCGAGGGCATGGCCGTCTTGGTCGCCGGGTCCAGAATCTGGAGCTGCGGTACGTCGCCCCTCCACCACTCGACACCGTCGTCCCCTTCTTTGGGGATGACGAATGGCATGGCGGCCTGTTTCAGGGTGGGGAAGAAGATCGGGTCAACCGTCGGCTCAGCCTTGTAGAGCTCATGGGAGACATGAGAATCGAGCAACTTGTCGACCAGTAGCTCCTTGTCGGCCTCGGCGGCGGCGGCGGCCCTCTCGAGGCGAGAAACTCGCCCCTTGAAGTTCGCCTCGAGCCCTTCGAATTTCTCCTTAGCGAGCTCGGACGCCAGCTTTTCCACGGCCTCCGCGTCGACGCCGGCTGCGGTAGCCTTGCTCGCCGCCTCCATCGTGAGAACCTTGGCGCGAAGCTCGGAAAGCTCGTTGCGCCTGGCCTTGTCGGCATCGATCAGCTCGGAGTTTTTGTTCTTCAGACCCGCGGTGACGTCCTCAACGCCCTGGGCCGCGTCAACCGCGGAAGTCTCGATCCCTTGCAGGAGTCGCTTCACCTCGTCGTCGTCGGCCGCGTCAAAGGCGGCCCGTAGCTTCTGTATCGCTTCGGTTGTGCTCATGTGGCTTGTGTCCCCTTGGGATGGTGCCGGGTTTCTTGACGCGTCTTCGCGTCTTTCCTTAGGGTCCAAGCTTGACCCTGGGGCCGTCAAGGGCTATCCTTACGGATCATGGACACGCCAACCTAAGGAGACCAACGATGAAGAGCTTTGACCCGCACGATCCCTATGACGGCCACAGCGGTACGCCCTCGCCACCTTCCAGAGAGGAACACGCGGAACGCGACCGCATCGCCAGGCAGCGTGAGACCTTCTCACTCGCGCGGGAGATTTTCGCTCGCCGTGGTGGCGAACCCGGGTTCGCCCTGCAAGCGGCCGATGGCTTCTTCCTGGCCGCAAAGACCTACTTTGCCGAACAGCCGGAGCCCGGTGAGGACGGCCAATGACCATCGTCGAGGGAATCATCTCTCTTCGGCCCTGGAAACGGCGCCAGGTCCACCTATACGACTCTTACATGACCGGCGACGTCGTCCCGCGCTAGCGCTTGGAGATGAAGGCGCTGAGAAAGCGGCGGAGGCGCAACCGAATCGCGCGACTCTCACGGCGGCGGAACAGGGCATGATTGCGACCGGGCACCCGGAACCAATGGTCATCATCGACGTCAGCGGTGACGCGCTGGAAGTCGTGCACCAATCCGCTACCGAGAGTAGGGTCCCCACGGTATCGCTCGCTCTCGATAGTGCCGACAGCGTGTGGCTAAATCTCGATCAGGCAACGTCCTTGAGGGACTGGCTCAGCGCCTGGATCGTGGCCGAAAAATCATCGGACTGCGGCCCCATCGAAGACTCGGCATGAGCAACTCCCCTGCGCCTCGGGGTCCATTGGGGCCCATGGAACCAACCAAGGCGCAACGCGACGCCCTCAGGAGTCTCCTGCAAGCCGCCAAGAGGGCTACCGGTCTCTCGTACAACCGCCTCTCCGACAAGGTGTCGGACCTTCTCGGCGATGGCGATGGCCCGGACGAGTGTTACATCCGCTGGCTTTGCAATGGACCGCCGAGGCCTCTGTCGTCGCCGCTCTGGGCCGGGGCTATCTTCGCCGCCCTGGGAGTGTCCTGGACTGACGTGCTGCGCATCCTGGGAGGGACGAGTCCGCCGGGGTCGATCGTCTTCACCGAGGGAGCTCGCCGGCTCGTCGTGTCTGCCGCAGACGTGGACGCCCATGGATACGCCTGGCTGCGCTTGATCATCGAGGCGTGGTCAAGCCGGAGCCGCCGGACTCTCACCGGGTAACCCCCTTCTGTAACGGGGCGGCTCCTTCTGTCGCGTTGGACCGTGGCTGCAACCGATGGGGCCCCTGCGGGAGTCGAACCCGCCAGCGCACGCCGCGACGCCAGGAGTCTAACCCCGACTCGGCTCGTGGTCAAGCCAAAGGCTCCCGCCGGCCTTGAAGCGCTACTCGGTACGCCCTTGGCCAAAAACCATGAACTCCGTCAGGTCGGATAGGTCGTCCCGGACGGTAAAGCGCAGTCGGCATCCAGCCGCCAGATAAAGCGGCTCCCCGAGACCCTTTGAGAGATTCCACCCGACCGGCATCGAATCGTCGCCGGCGGCAGTGATCACGGTGTTGTCTACCCCAGAAAGAGCCGCCCAGTCCGCATTTTTGACGATGGAGGCCCCGTCCAGGAAATCGACCACGACAGCGCCGTCAGAGTCGACCGCCCTCACCAGCAGGCCGTTCGACAGCTCCGACAGCCCGCCGAACCTGCCAGGGGTCATGCTTCCATCGATGATCGAGGCGTTGACCCGATAAAGATACAGCGGTCCCGTAGGTGCGAAGATATCGAAATCGACCGCGGGCGAACTGCCGTCGACGGCCATTTTAGTAGAGCCTGCGCTGTCGTGGGCGTACTGAAAGAATGCTGCCGATGGCCTTGCCACCTCGACCTCCTAGACGTTCGTCGATGCTACCAGCGTCGGGTTCGCGTAGAAGACATGCATGAAGGATCGCCCCGCAGTCCCGTCAGCAGCGCCAGGAGTGACGACGCCGATGATGTTGTTCGCGGCGGCGTAGTACGTGGCGCTTTTCAGGGCGGTTGCCGCGACGAGATAGACGCCGTTGTTCCCGAGCCAGCCCTCCGTCTGTCCGGCCATCTGGAAGACCTCGCCGACGAGCATGTCGGTGGCCTTCAGGTCCGTTGCCGTGAGGTAGCCGTCAGCATCGTCGTCGTCACCGATCACCAGAGAGGCCGAAGTCCCGTCCCAAAGAACGGTGGTTCGGAATTGAATGTCGAGCACCAGCGAGCCGGCCGGGACTGGAATCGTGCCCGTGTAACTCGTGGCGGCC